AAAATTAAAAGCTTGCTTTGTTAAACCGACTAGTTCACCAAAACGCATACCAGATACTAGGGCTAATAACAATAAATAATCTTCTGGACGTTTTAAGTGGCTAATAAGATAGTTTAATAGCTTCTGACTTTCATCATAGCTTATATGTTTTTCACTATCCTTTTTAGCAGGGACAGAGCCATTATTTACAGCTTTTCGAGTAAAGTCAATTGCAAGATAACCATCATCAATAGCATCTTTTATACAGGCTTTAACATGTGTATTTAATTTACGCACGGATTCCTTTGAACGTCCCTTTGCATAATTATCTAAAAATGTTTGGTATTCATCACTTGTGATTTTTTGAATAGGCTTGTCCTTAAAATACTCTTGGGCACGTCTTAATGAGTCCTGATAGCGCCTATAAGTGTTCTTATGTTTAAAGCTTTTATATTTCTCAATCCAAGCCTCAAAGTACTCTGTAAATGCTTTATCACGTGTTAAAACATTCCCACCTTTTTGAAGTCGCATCTCTATAGCTATTGCTGCTACTTGTGCTTCTTTTTTTGTAGCGAAACCGCCTTTTCTTACAGGGTCATATTTTCCATCTGTATATCGACTTACAGTATACTGCCACGTCTTTCCACGCTTTGTTACACTCGCCATATTAAACACCTCCATTTCTATTGTTAAAAATACAATAGAAATGCACTATTCCATTTCGGCATATTTTTATTATTAAAATATTGAGTAAGTCTCTTTACAGCAAAGTCATACTCCACATTAAAGATTAATTGCATCTCTTTAATAGTAAGTGAAGAGTCATTTGCAATTAGTTCGTCTAACATAAACGTAGGCATACATGCATGATACATGAATGTATTAGCTTTTTTCTCCTGATACTCGACCCAAGTTTTCAACATATAATTTTGATTACCTGTATGTTGAAGTACATGATTAAGTTCGTGACAAAAGTCTTGCCAGATTTGGGGAGGCGTGAGATCCCTACCAAGAAAAATAAAAGGGACATTTTTAAAAAAGAGTGCTTGGCTTGGACCATTATAAGGTGCTGGAAAAACTCTTATTCGAAGTGCATTTGCAATCGTCTTGTAATTAAGTTGATGAGGGTGAATGATACCAATTTTTAGATACAAATCTTTTACAAAATCTTCTGTGTGTGTTGAGTAATTCATATAAAACATCTCCAATGACTAACTAATGGGAACTAGTGTTCTTGTTAAGTGTATAATAAAACCCTACTATTTGGAAGTAGGGTTTTATAATGTATTAATACTAGCTATTGTAAATCCATGATTTATTGATTGGTTTCAGATGAAATACTATTGTTTTCTATTATTTCCTGATAAGAGTTATCTTGATTAAAGTGCTTTACTATAGTTACTTTTTCATAAAGTTCTATAATATAATCAGATGATTCAAGTTGATTATATTTTATTGCCTTAAATTTACCATCTAATGACGAAAGAACTGATGTATTACTATCAAGTTGATAGTCTAAAAATAACTCATGTGGTGTTTCACCTTTATAAAAACTCTTAAATTTATATTTTGCTGTTTTTAAAGGAATGTTTAAATTACCTACCATAAAAATTGAAACGCCAACTATAAACATAGGTAAGAATGTAAAGTACATTAAAGGATTGTTATAATCACCTTCTAGTAAAAAGCCCACAAAAGCAGCACCAAATAATGTCCCAATTAGAAGTAATAGAACAACAGTAATAGCATAGTTACATTTTTTAAACGTATCTTCAAAATTACATAATTTATTAATTAGAAATAAGGGGAAAATTATTAAGTAAAAAATACTCCACAGTACAAATAAAATGGAACTGATGGCCAACGCTAAGAAGAATGCATTAAATAATTTAATTTCTGCAATCCAAAAAGCAAGTGATATAAATGATCCAACAAATAATAAGCTACCAAGAAGAAACAATAATAATTGTCTAGATAAGTAAAATCGTTGTTTTCTCTCTTTTGACATTAATTGCAAATCAAATGTATCATAAATAAGGCTTTTAAAGGATTGAGCAAGAAATGTAATAATAGGTAACAACAATGCAACAATTAAACCAAGATTCACAAGGGTACCATTTACATCTTTTGCCCCAAGTTTATTTAGTATCTCTAACATAAAATTCTTCTCCTACTTCTATTGTGTGTTTGATATCTTCTTTACAAGAATTAATTTAATTGCTATTTATATACATATGTACATTGAATTAAAGGACATGCAAATAACTGCATGTCCTTTTATTTTGTTTCTTTTTTTATGACTTCCCACATACTGCGTAGCATTCGTAAATCTTCTTCTTTCGATTTAGGTAATTCTCTATACCATCGTTTTAATTCTGGATCATTAACAAAAGCTTGGAATTCAGCCTCTTCTTTTTCTTCTTGAGATACTTCAGAAATATCCGTTCGACCAAGAAGATAATCAGTACTAACTTCAAAATAATCAGCAAATTTGTTTAGTAATTCAAAATCAGGTCTTCTCTCATCTCGTTCATACATTCCGATTGTACTCTCTGCAAGACCAAAAATTTTCCCGAACTCTTTTTGTGAAATCTTTCTACTCGTACGGAGAGCCTTTAATTTTTTTCCAAAAAGTTCTGTCATGTTATTATCACCTGTTTTCATATTAACACAAATTGTGTTAAATAAATTGTTTTACATAATTTATTGACAACACGATTTGTGTGGTTTATATTATTAATTAACAACACGAATTGTGTTGGGAGGTGAAATGTTGGATAAAGAAAAAATTGGTCAAATCCTCACTGGTTTAAGAGGAGATGCATCGCGAGAAGAGATTGCCAAAGCAGTAGGTGTAAGTGTTAGCGCATGGCAAATGTATGAGAATGGACAGCGTATCCCAAAAGATGAGGTCAAGGTTAGAATCGCCTCCTACTTTGAAAAAACAGTAGGAGAAATTTTTTACTCTTAAACAACACAAAATGTGTGGTTTTGAAGGAGGTATTTTATGCAACAGCAATTAAATGTCCAACTAACTATTCATATTCCAGAAGATCAAGTATTAATAAGTAAAGTTGAGCTGGAGGAGTTAGAAAGAAATAAATTAAAAGGGAAATCATGGACGATGAAAGATTTGGAAGTCCAAACAGGGAGAAAATCTGAATGGCTACAAGAAAACATTCTTTTTGTTCCTAAGTTTAAAGAGAAATTAGACACTCGTAATGGAGGATTTGTTTACTATCCGAAAGGTAAAGGATCACCTTGGGCTTTCCAAGCAACAAAAATGGCTCAGTTTCTAGACGATAATTTCCATTTAATTTGGAGAGGGTAACGTCCCTTTGACGCTACCCTGTAGGAATGGAAATTCAACGGGGTATTTTGAAGTTACAAACGAGGATATATGTAATTTAATATTTTATCTTATTAACAATTTTAGCATTTAATTACTTTATTGAGTATTCCAAATCGGTATAAAAAGGTGATGAGAATTTGAAGTTAGGGGCACTATTACAGGCATGCAGAATTAAAAGTGGCATGTCTCAAGAGGATTTGGCTGCTCAAATGAATAGAAGCCAAACTTGTATTTCTAAGTACGAAAATAACCGTAAACCACCTGATATTTTCACTTTTATGGAATGGTTTAAACAAACAAACACACAGGAAATCGGCATGATGCTATCACAACAAATGATGAGTGGAATTGATTTAGGAACAATTGTTCAATCGTTAATGCCTATAGTTGGTGGCTTTGGATGGTGGTTCTTCTTATAAAAGAAGGAGTGGAGATTATGGAGGTAAAAAACGATACAAAAAAATGCAAGCACATAAGTACCTGCATTGGATGAACTGTAGCTTTCGACGGTCAACAGTTCAATAGATATATTATAAACCTTGTCTTTTTATTATGGACAAACATTCTTAATTAGTCAATACAGGGAGGAACTAATAATGGATCGTATTTTGGAGCAATTATATAAAAATTTAATTCAAGCAAAGGAATCATTAAATGAACGAGCTTGTGCAGTTGCTGATTTAGCAAATAGTAAAGATCATGAGACACATATTGAAAAGCTCATTGATTACAACTATCAAAAAGGTCAGGTAACAGGCATCGAAGATACAATTCATGAAGTCGAGAAAATGTTATCAGCAACAAAATCATTAAAAGTTGTTTGATTCATTCCTGTCACAGGATTCACAAATAAAATTTGTTTGTGGGTCCGATGATGCGAATGACTGCATCAGAAAGTGGTGATTCAGTTGAGGATTGATGTTAAAACTTGGCGACTAATGAAACCTATCGAACAGTACATGGCTATTTACAGAGCCACACGTCAAAATGACGCTACCCTTAAAAGTAGGCACAAAAAAAGCTTACAAGCACTGGCATGCAAGTAAGCAACTTAGAAAATTACATTACAGAAATTATAACAACAATCGAGTGTAATAGCAAGAAAGGGGATGTATTATATGCTTCCAGAAATTATTGTACATGATAGTTTACGTGTTTTAACAAGTGCTCAATTGGCAGAGTCGTTTAAAACAGATAGTAAGACTATCAATCGCAATTTTCAACGCAATCAAAATCAATTTGAACTTGGTGTACATTATTTTGCTTTAACAGGTGAAGATTTAAAAACTTTTAAAGGTGAACGTCAGAAAGACGTAACCCTGAAATATGTTTCGGTTCTTTACCTTTGGACTGAAAAGGGCGCTTTTCTACATGCTCAATTTTCTAAGAGTAAACAGGCTAAGGAAGCCTATCGAGCGTTAATAGATAGCTATTACACAATGTTGGAAAAGCCACTAACAGAGAAATCGCGAGGTTTGACAATTAGTCTAGCAGATTTTCAAAATCTAGAAAGTAGGTTGGTAGCTTTGGAAAATCAAATGCATGAGGTGACATTACACTCTGGGGAACAACTTCGTCTACGAAAAGCTGTGAACGAGCGTGTGTATCAATTAGCTGAACAAAAAGGAGCAAGGCGTGTATTATTCAGAGCTTTGTATTCTGCTATCAAAGAACGTTATCAAGTAGGTTCTTATCGTGATGTAAAGCAACACCAATTACAAGACGCATTAAATTTTGTTGCTAAATGGGGAGGTGAAGCTTCATGAAACAAGGTCGCAAACTAAATGTCAAAGAATGCAATCATGTTAAAAGTTTTCGACTAAACCCTGCGAACTGGTTAATTAGCAAAAAGCTAGTTAACGAGTGGACAATTGTACATCGTTTAACTGGTAAGCCACGAACAATTCCAGCGCCATAGGGGGAGCAACAATGAATCTTTTAATAAATGAGCCACCGTTGCAAGTGTTACCTACACTTGCAGTGGCAATTGGCTTAAACAATGCAATTGTAGTTCAACAGGTGCATTACTGGTTACGTATATCAAAGAATGAACGTGATGGTCAAAAGTGGGTGTACAAAACTATAGATGAATGGCATGAGGAGTTTCCTTTTTGGTCAAAACGCACTTTAGAACGTGTAATTGAAAGCCTTGAGGATATGAAAATCCTAGTTTCTGGTAACTACAATAAACTTAAAATGGATCGAACAAAATGGTATCGGATTAATTATGAAATACTCAATGAATGTTGTAATGATGCATACCGACAAAATGGCGGAATGGAAACTGACAAAATGGCGGAATCGAAACTGACAACTTGTCAGAATGGAAACCGACAAAATGGCGTGAACGATTCCGACAAAATGACGGTACCAATAACCAGAGACTACACAGAGAATACAACAGAGACTACACAGAGAAAGAGCAGCAATCGCAAACGCGTTTACGACGAATCTTATATGCATTACCAATTAGCTAATAGACTCTATGAAAAAATATTGATAGATGATCCAAGTTTTAAACAACCAAATATGAATACATGGGCTGATAGTATTCGCTTGATGATGGAACAGGATAACAGAACCGTTGAAGCAATTGAATATCTGATCGATTGGTCACAAGAAAATCCTTTCTGGAAATCGAATATCCTCTCAACCAAAAAATTGCGGGAAAAGGCAACGACCCTTATCCGCCAAATTAAAGTTGATAAAGCAAAAGAGAGTAAAGCTAATTCACCATCGTCAAATTATCGTCGACAAGGGCGTACAGAGGTTGTTCCTGAATGGTTCAATACTCGTAATGAGGATAAGGTGAAAGTAGAGTCAGCAACTGTGGAAATCGGTAAGGAGATAGACTTTGAAGCTGAACGTCAAAAAATACTCGATATGTTAGGGAGGACAGAGAATGCGTAGTGAACTAGTCTATATTTTGCACTTGATGACAGGATACTCAGAGCAGTATCTTGATAAATTGTCAGAGGAAGAACTAAATCGTATGTATGATGCTGAAATGGAAAAAAGCATGAATGAAAGTGCGGTGTAGTCAATGCAAAATCAATTTCATGGACGAAAAGTTGTTAAAGCAATAACCGAACATGATTTGCTAAAGAAAGTGGCAGACCACGAAAAACGCCACTGGCGCTTGGTAGGTAAATTTACTCGACATCACTACAGTGGGCATTGGTGTTGTGTAATGGAGAGAAAATCTAAGTTAAAAGAGGAGGTTTCGCTATGAAAAAACATACTTTAATTAACGGTCGAAATGAACTTTTGAAGCAACAAAAGACACTTCACAATCAACACTGTGCTACATGTCCTAAGCGAAATGAACGTAACGCAAGGAGTTGTAAAAAATGTGATGTTTTTATCCAATTTAACGAGATTGGTAAGTGCCTATTAAACCTGAATAAATCTTCAAAGTCGTCAACCTCTAAAAGGAGGAGCAAAAAAGATATTTTAACAGAATCTATGACGGATTACGGAATGGTACTTACGATAGATCGGTATTTGGACTTACAAGAGATGGGCATGAAAAACTATGAAATAGCAGAGCATTATGGCATTTCTGATAAGGAATTAAACGAGTGGAAGGTATGGCAGGGGCTAAACGGGAAACGTGGCCCAATGTCCAAAAAGGATTTGGCATGCAGCAGTTAAGCATCTTTGATTGCCCATTAACAGAAAAACATCATCATTTTCAAACATATGACAAAGTAAAACTACAGTTAGTAGATGAGTCAATCAATTTTGAAATTTATAACTACCGCAAATGTTACTTCAATCATCTAATCGGAAAAATGGGTACGGTACTTGAAATTAGAGGAAATACTATAAAAGTGCAAATTTGTGGAGAAATCATTCCTTGTGAAGCCTGTGAACTGGAATGGATAGCGTAAGGCTACGGCTGCAACCATAGCCTTACATTTAAACCTTCTTGCTTAATACACTACAGCAATTATAGCAGGGAGGGGCTTATATGGGCAATACAGTTAATTTAGGGGCACTAGGTGACGGAGTTTACATTGTTCAACAAGGAGTAATTGTAGAGGTTCTAGAGCCTAAAGAGTATGGACAAGACTCTATCCAATGGCAACATGGCAAAGTATTTGAAGTGAGCGAAAGCAAGCGTAGACGTGTAGGGGCAGTGAAAAAGTGAAGCTTTATAGATATTGGGTTGGCGAATTGTTAGAAATCAAAATTAATCGTGTTGGGTTGATATGTGTAGTGATATTAGGAGTTTTAGGTTGGCTACATTGAAAGAAAATTGATGAAATCGAGGTCTATATTTAGTTGGATAATCAAAAGTTTAGCCTTTACGGAAAATACCGGAGGCACTAACAGGCAGGGGAAACCCTGTTTTGTTGGTGCCTCTTTTTATTTTATTTAGAGGAGGGGAATATATGCGAACGTTACAAACAGAGTTGGTGCAAAAGGGATTATGTAAGGTTAAAGGGAAAACGTCAAAAAGACGTCAGCCTAAAAAGCAAATGAGCCGTCAAGAAATAGAAGAACTTATGGGGACAAAGCGACCAACGTATTGACGTGTTCGAGGTGCATTTCGTAGTAAATAATGGAGGGGATTATAGATGGATATATTAAAAAGCATTAAAACAAAGGCAACACCAGAAGATTTGTTGTCAACCATACCACCCAAATATACATTGGAAATGCTTTCGTTTGGTGGGGAAGATCATCTAAAAGCCGAGGGAGCAGCATTTGGTTCTAGCGTAGAACAGTTACAAGATGTTTTGGTAGCCCTAACAATGAACACAGGGAACTTAATATCAATGAGTGCTGATGAAATGGCTACAGCACTAAACAATATGAACTCACATAGACAGGTCATAAAGCCAATTCCCAAATTAAATTTTAATCGTCCAAAAATTATACACCAGGTATCTACACGGAAACCAAAGCACTTGGTTAAGAAGATCATTCGATAAAAGGTGGTGCAGCGTTTTGAAAGAGCTGTTAAAAGAATACCGAAAAACTTTGAATAAAAATGACTTAGATATTCAATCCAATGAAAATCGAATTAAGAAAATAAAAGATACATTTCAAAACGCTCATGCCTTAAAAGTATCTTTGCGAAAAGCAATAGAACTAAACAAGGAATTAAAAAGTAAAGAACAGGATCTTGTGATTTTTAAGGCAGCGAAAAGCGATTTGCAGTTTACTACAAAGTGGATTAAAACAGGAGTCCAACCTGATGCCCATTGGAGGGGAATTGAAAGGAACGATGCATACTACATAAACCGCCCTTACGATCCACTTATGATGGGGATTTTGATTGAAAATAAGCAAGCAAATGAACCTTTTGAGATGGTAGAAGAAAGCTTTTCGAGTGTTGAAGAAAAAGAAGAACAGGAACGTATTAAGTTTGACGATTCACTAACAAGGGAAAGAGCTCAATTATTTTATCAGGCAAAAGAAGTACTAACACGAAATGAAATTGAAATATTGTTGTTCATACAGGAAGGGAGATCCCAATCAGAAATGGCCAAATTCTTAGGCGTTTCACAACAGGCCATATCAAAACGAATTAAGAGCATTAAGAAGAAACTATCAAAGTTAGGCATAGAAAGGGATGATCTGTAATGAAGCGAGTAATACCAATACGTGACAAAGAAAAGATTAGAGAGTTTAAACATGCTTTAAAAGCTAAGAGTGAAAGAAATTATATTTTGTTCATGATTGGGACTAACGCTGGATTACGTGTATCAGACATATTGCCATTACGTGTACGAGACGTCAGGGGAGAGTATTTGGAAGTGATTGAACAAAAGACCGGTAATGTTCGGGATATACCTATAAACGACTCATTAAGACGTGCACTAGATAGATACATCAAAGGCAAGAAAGATAATGAATATCTAATCAAGAGCCGTGAAGGTGGCAACAAGCCTATTAGTAGATGGATGGCCTACAAGATTTTAAGAGAGGCAGCAGAGGAAGTAGGGCTTGCCAGGATAGGAACTCACAGTATGCGTAAGACCTTTGGATACAACTTCTACCAACGAACAAAAGACATAGAGACATTGTGTAAGATGTTAGGCCATAGTGATTCAGAAATAACGAAAAGATACATTGGGATAGAGGATGATTTTATTCGTGAGCAGTACCTAAAACACACGAATATTTGAAACCGTAATCCTTTTTCTTTCAGTATTAATTACACATAAAAATGACTAGGTGTAATTGAGAGAAAAATAATTATAAGATGCTGATGTATCAAGACTTCAACAGCCCTGTGCGAGTTACACAGAATATAAAGATATGGGGAACTGAATGAAAAGGGGTTGTGAGTTGTCAACTATAGGTGAAGGGACTACTCGTACAGGTGGTCATAGGTGATAGTATGAACCCTTGTGACAGTAGGCACAGGACATTTTTAAAAGGCTTGGGTCCTTCCCCAGGGGGTAGGGCTATGCGGGGCTTGCGAGCCCCATAAAACAGCTAAATTTGAAAAAAAAATATTACTACGGAATTACGGTTTGGAGGGTTGGAAATGGATGGCATTCGTGAGGATGATGGCATAATGCTAGTGTCCACTTCCCGACTATGCGACCTACTCGAAGTTACTGATAAGACATTGACCAATTGGAGAAGGTCAGGGTGCCCACAACATAGCCGTGGCTGGTGGGACATGAAAGCAGTTTTAAAATGGCGTGGTCAAATTTCGAGTGAGGATGTGGCTACGAAGAAGGGAAGAAATCTACAACAAGAAAAATTAGAATGGGAAGTTGAGTATAAAAAGCAACAAACAGAGCTTACCCGGATGAAAAACGATTTGGCAGAGGGGAAATATGTAGACCGGGACTTTGCAGAGGCAGAACTAAGCAGATTTTTCTTAGTCTTTAAAAAGTCTGTTACATCTTTATCAAGAAAGCTTGGCAATGTTATCAGCAGTTATGTGGAGCCTGTTGAAGCAAGACGAGTAGAAGAGGAAATTTCTAATACAATCAACGATGCCTTAGAACAAATGAGTGTGGATGGTGTTTATAATGCGAGAAAAGCAAAAAAGAAATAATAAATGGCCATTGTTTATTGAAAATGCATTAAAGACATTAAAACCACCTGAAAAAATGAATATGAGTGATTGGGCAGAGAAACATCGCATACTCGACACAAAATCAAGTGCTATTCCAGGACCATGGAGAAATTCTGTAACGCCATATCTTATAGGAATCATGGATGAATTTAACAATGTGCAAACAGAAGAAATTATTTTCGTAAAGCCAACGCAAGTGGGAGGCACAGAAGTTTTACAAAATGCACTAGGATACTTTGTTATGCAAGATCCTTCACCATGTATGGTGGTTTATCCATCACAGGACTTGGCTGAACATGTATCTGAAAACAGATTACAAAAGATGTTTGAAGTATCTAAGTCAATGGCAGAGAAATTTCTTCCCAATAAGTCAGAAATGTTAGAGCTGCAGTTTGAAGGGATGTTTGTAACGTTAGAAGGAGCAAACTCACCAGCTAGTTTATCTTCTAAGCCAATTCGATATTTACTTTTGGATGAGGTCGATAAATACCCAGGTGCTTCAAAGAAAGAAGCAGATCCAATTCGACTGTCGAGGGAGCGAACGAAAACATTTTCTAATCGAAAAATATTTATGGCTTCCACACCTACGCTAAGAACAGGACATATTTGGAAAGCTAAAGAAGATGCAGATGTAGTGAAACATTACAAAGTTCCATGTCCACACTGTGGCGAATTCATTGAGTTGAAATTCAAAAATATTAGGTGGGCTAAAAAAGAAGAAGTTGAATCACTTGCTGATCGTGCGGAAACTGCAAGGTATGTTTGCCAAGAATGTGGTTGTTTTATAACCGATAAGCATAAAGCGCAAATGCTACGTGAAGGAAGATGGGAGATAGTAACCCAAAGAACAAAATTCCCACGCAAAGTATGTTTTTGGATGAACACATTGTATTCTCCGTTCGTTCGATTTTCAGAAATCGCTAAAGAGTATCTGACCACAAAAGATGATCCAGAAGCCTATCAAAACTTTATCAATTCATGGATGGCTGAGCCTTGGGAAGATACAAAATTAAAAACTAATGCAGATATGGTTCTAGAACGTCAAACAGAATTTAACGAAAATATTGTGCCGGATTGGGCAGTTATGTTAACAGCTGGTGTCGATGTACAAGAAACAAGTTTATATTGGACCATTAGAGCATGGGGTCCATATTTAACAAGCCAGAATATTGCACATGGACAAGCTTTGAACTTTAAAGCAATAGAAAAAATTATGAATTTAGAGTTTAAAAGGGATAACGGAGAAGTATTACTAGTCCAACTCGTGGGAGTCGATTCAGGAGATCAAACAGATGATGTATATGAATTTTGTGCAAGAAATTCAGAATGGGCGATTCCAGTCAAAGGTGTACCAGGTGGCCTTTCACATTTTAGACTTAGTACCGTTAATAGGAATACTTCTAGTGCTCATGGAATGCAGCTGTTATTGGTAGATGGCGGGAAATATAAAGATATGATTGCATCACGACTAGCAAAACCGAATGGAGAGGGCAGTTGGATGGTTTATCAGGGTTGTGATTTGGAGTATGCAGAACAAGTAACAGCCGAACACAAAATCCGAATTAAAGGAAGTAAACAGTTGGTATGGGTGCCTAAAACATCACATGCAGATAATCACTATTTGGACTGTGAAGTGTATGCGATGGCTGTAGCTGATGTATTAGGTGTTCGAAGATTGAGTCTAATGATGGATGAAGAGGATAGTGAAACATCTGAAACAGAGGAAAAAACAAATGATGATGCTATAAACTTTAACGATAATTGGTTAAAAACTAATGTCGATAGTTGGGTATAGAAAGGAGCTGTATTAATGACAACTCAGGACGAATTACAACAAGTTAACAATGCAATTGCAGCTATTGAAATTGGTGGGCAAGAGTATCAAATTGGTTCAAGACGATTAAAACGTGCTGATTTATCTGTGTTATACAGGAGACAAAAGGAATTAAAAGACCAATTAGAAGTAGAAAAATCTGATGGCTTTGGCTTAGCCAACACATCTGTTGCTATATTTGACCGAAGGTAGGTGTGAAAATGAATTGGTTAGATCGAACAATTGCCTGGTTATCTCCTGAATCTGCATATAAACGGTTAGGGTATCGACAAGCTGTTAATGATATGCGTTCATATGATGCAGCTGGGGATGATCATTTAAATGCAGGATGGCGAGCTGTAAATGCAAAAGCAGAGTCTACAGATGGTATGTACCGTGATACCATTCGCGCAAGAGGTCGCGATTTGGAACGAAATAGCGATGTCTTAGAAAGTGTTGTCTTAGCATTTGAGAGAAATGTTGTTGGTGGTGGATTTAAGTTACAAGCAAAAACAGACAATGAGGAATTGAATACAGATATAGAATCTTTATTCAAACTGTGGAGTAGACCAAAAAACTGTGATGTAACCCAACAACAGAGTTTTTCAGAAATTTGTCAAATGCTTGTTCGCCGTCAAAAGGTGGATGGTGGAATAATTGTTGTTTTAAGATATATTGACGATGGAATTGTACCATTATCATTACAATTGTATGAGGTAGATGATTTGGACACTATGATACCAACAACTACAACTAAAAAAATTGTCAATGGTATAGAGTACAATGCTTATAATCGGCCTATTGCCTATTATTTAAAAAAGTACGATGCATATGGAAACTATATTGGTACATCTGAGCGAATTGATGCTAAAGATGTGCTTTTTTTATTCAAGAAAAAACGTCCTAGTCAGTTGAGAGAAATGAGTGAACTATCCTCAACACTACCAAGGGTTCGTGACATGAACCAATTCATGGAAGCAGTAAGTGTGAAGGAACGTGTTGCAGCATTACTAGCAGTCCTAATTAAAAGAGTTACGCCAGGTGGTGGGAATGGTCCTATGGGTCGTGGGAATGGTCAACCAGAGAAACGGAATGGATATACAGGGAAAATGTTACAACCAGGTATGATGGTGGAACTAAACCCTGGTGACGATGTACACGTAGTTCAACCACCTGCACAAGCAGCTAATTCAGCTGAATTTATACGATTACAACAACGGTTGTCAGGTTCAGCACAAGGAATTTCTTATGAAGTAGCAGCGCGTGATATGTCACAAGTTAATTATTCATCAGCTCGACAAGGGTTATTAGAAGATCAGAAAACATACTTGATGCAACAACTATTTTTAGTCGATCATTTTTTAATTCCAGTGTATGAAGCATTTCTTGAATCCGCAATTTTGGCTGGAAAGGTTAGTATTAAGGACTTTCATTCGAAAAAGGATAGTTATCTAAAACACGAATGGGTTGCGCCAGGTATGAAATGGATTGATCCACTTAAAGAGGCGAATGCCAATAGGGTTGCATTAGAAACTAATCAAACAACACTTGCCGAAATTGCAGGTAATACAGGGAACGATTGGCGCGAAATAGTAGATCAACGTGCAATCGAAATCGAATACATGCGACAAAAGGGGGTGATAAGTAGTGAGTCCAACACAAATTTCAAAGAAATCGAAGAACTCATCAACGAAACAGAGGACGAAAAGCGAAAAGATGAATCGTGATTTATCTTTTGATATTCGGTCATTAGATGATGATAAGAGAACTTTTGAACTTTCGTTTTCATCAGAAGAGCCATATCAGCGTTGGTTTGGTTCAGAAATTTTATCACATGAACCAGGTGCTATTGATTTAAGCCGATTGAATGAAATCGGTGTACTTTTATACAACCATAATCGAGACAAAGTAATTGGCCGTATTGATAAGGCGTGGACAAAGGATAATCGAGCGTATGCACAAGTTACCTTTGATGAAGATGCTGACTCAGATGTGATTTATCAAAAAGTAAAATCAAAAACTCTTAAAGCTGTTTCAGTCGGCTATCAAGTTGAATCATGGGAAGAAGTTTCAGCAGGTAAAACATCAGCAAATGGTCGCCATGTGGGACCATGTAGTGTTGCTTTAAAATGGCAACCATATGAAATTAGTATCGTATCTGTTCCAGCTGATGCATCAGTAGGTGTGGGCCGAGATATGGAAGAAGAATTTGAAGAAGATATACAAGAAAAAGGCGACTATTCATATTATGAACGTCAAATTTTACTTAATGAAAACTTACTTGGAGGGAAACAATAATGAATTTATTACAAATGTTAGCACGCCAAAAGGCGATTGTGGATGCTGCCAAAGCAGAAGGAAATCGTGCGTTATCAGCTGAGGAAAAGCGCGAATTTGATGAATTGCAGGATAAAATTGATGCTTTACGTGCACAGGGTGAGCCAAATGAGCCAACACCTGAACCAGCAGACAATTCACAACGTGCCCTTGCAGCTGAACGTCAACGCGCCCTTGAAATTACATCACTTTGCCGAGACTTTGGTTTAAATGCTGAGGACTATATAAAAGATGGCCATTCAATTGACCAGGTTCGTCAATTCATACTGGAAAAACAAATTAAAGATCGTGCTCCACAACCATCAGGCATTCAAATGGGGAAAGATGAGCGTGATAAGTTCCGTGATGCAGCTGCAGATGGTTTATCTTTACGTGTTGGAATGAATGTAGAAAAGCCAAATGAAGGTGCGGGCGAATTACGAAACTTATCATTACGTGAATTAGCAAAAGAATCACTGATTATTGAAGGTGTAAACAACGCCTATCGATTAAGTGATGACGAGCTTTTACGTCAACATTTAACACCAGCATCATTATTCACTAACATCATTGATCAAACGGCTCGTAGTGTTTTCCAACAAGCATATACAGATGCAGCTACAACATATCAACATTGGACACGCCGTGGCACATTAACTGACTTCCGACCAACTAAAACATATCAAGTTGGCACTGCAGGTGAACTATTACTAGTTTCTGAAAATGGCGAATTAAAACATGATGATCCTAATGGCGTCGAAGGACCAACTCGTCAATTATTAACTTATGGTCGTCAATTCTCCATGTCACGTCAAGCTTTTATCAATGATGATGTAAGCTTTATCGAAACCATTCCAGCTTTATATGCCCAATCTGCACGCCTTGGTATCAATCGTTTGGTGTATCAAACATTGGCTAAAAATCCAGCTATTTGGGATGGCAAAACACTTTTCCATGATGATCATAAAAATATTATGGGAACAGGTGGAGCACCATCAGTTGATACATTGTCACAAGCACGTCAGTTATTAAAAAAACAAACAGCTGCAGGTGGCGATGTGAAATTAAATATTCCAGCGCGTTTCATGTTGGTGCCAACTGCATTAGAAACAAAAGCTGGCCAATTAATTGGTTCATCTGTGGATCCGTCACAAGTTAATCCTAATATTCCTAACCCGTTCTACAATCAATTTACAATTGTTTCTGACGCAGAGCTTGATGATGCAAGTATAAATGGTGAATTAGAGTGGTATGTGACATCTGATAAACTACGTTCACCAATCCAAGTCGATTTCTTAAATGGGAAAGACATGCCAACTATCGTGATGAAACAAGCGCCTGCAGGTCAACTTGGTTTCCTTTGGGATATTTATATGGATTATGGTGTTACAGTTGTAGATTATCAAACAGTAGTTAAAAACAACGGTAAATAAGAAGGGAGTTAAAATAAAATGGCACAAGCAAGATATGTACAACGTGGTGAAACAATTGATTTTATTAATAACACTAGTGCTGATATTACAGCTGGTGAAGTTATCACCCTAACAAATCGGATTGGTGTTGCTGCTACTGCAATTCCTGTGGGTACAAAAGGAGCTATTAATGTAATGGGGGTGTATGATCTACCTGCCCTTACTACAGAAGCACTAACGATGGGTCAACCTGTTTATTTTAAAGATGGCAAGGTACAAGCAACAGAAGCCGATGCTACACCTGCAGGTTGGATTGTAGAACCTAAATCACAATCTAGGGCACTTGCTCGCGTAAAGATAGACTAATGGAGGTATTCTAATGGCCATTATTTTAGAGTCAATAACACATGTATGGTTTGCTGGTCGAATGATCGAACCAGGTGAAGTTTTTTCAGCAGATGATGTTTTTGCGAAGAGGCTTATTGAAGGTGGATCTGCAAAAGTTGCTAATAGTGTTCCACCAAAACCTACACAACAACCTAAAACTCGAAAACGTAAAGAGGATGAGGTTGATGAGTAAAAAATTTAAAGACTTTTTACAACAAGACCTTACAAATGTGTTCTTTAATGCAGAGGAATTAGCAGATAAACATGTCTTGGAAGGTAGGGAATTAGATATTGTTGTTGAAAGTCATTTAGGGGATGTGAAGGGATATGGTAAGGATCAGTTAATGGTTTCCCAAGAAGTATATTCACATCTCAAAACAATTCTTGTTAAAAGCAGTGATTTGTACATTCCTAATGTTGGAAGCATTTTAGAGTTAGATGGTGAGGAATACTATGTCGAAGAGGCTAACGAGGAACTGGGAGTTATTCGTATTGTAATTAGTGCGTATGAAAGTTAGGTGTTTTTTATGATTGAATTGAATTTAAGGCAAGTTGAGTATTTGCAGAATATTTTTCAACAGACACCTGAACAAGTGCCAGGTGTTGTTTCTAGAGCAATCAATCGATCAGCCCATGCAGCCAGAGCACAAGCCACTCGATCAGTGAGACAAAACTATAACATAAAGCATAGTGATGTTTCTAAAACAATTAAAGTAAAGACGGCGTCACCAGCTGATTTAACAGCTAGTATTAGCTCAGTTGGTTCTCCTTTAAAATTAACGACATTTAGAGTTACTCCTAGTAGCCCTAAAAAGGTGAAACAAGTAACTGTAGGAGTCAAAAAGGGCTCACGTAAACGCATAAAAGGTGCCTTTGTAACAGAAATGAACAGTGGACATGTAAACGTATTTACAAGGGTTTCAACATCAAGATTACCTATTCAAGGCCATTACGGTCCGTCTGTGCCACAGATGATTGGTAATGAGTCAGTTGTATCAGCCGTTGAAAATAAGGCTTATGAGGAGCTAGATAAACGATTAGAACATGAGATCAACCGACTATTAAGGGGGTAAAAATGTGCATGCTATTGATTTAGTGGATACTCTTGAAAACTTTCTGCAAGAAAAATTAAAGGATATGGAACTACAAACAAAAGTATCAGAGAATCTAAAAGCTCCAACTGTTTATAGTGGGTATTTACCGCCAAAACAGAGTAGACGTGAGCGAGAAGGTGAAACTGACTCAGAGGATTATCCGTTTGTTATTGTTCGTTACTTAGGACATAAGGATAAAATTCATGACAAAAAAACAATGGCTGTACGTATCATAATCGGTACGTATAACAGGGATGAGCAAAATGGTTGGCGTGAAAATTTAAACGTCTGGAATCGTATCGAATTAGCTTTAAAAGAAGTACAAATTATAGGTTCATTTAATTTGACAGGACAGATTGATTTTGAACTATTTGAGGAACAGATGCGGCCCTCGTGGCATTCTGCAGCCGTACTAGAATTTGAAGCACCACAAGCTCAATGGGATAGGAGTGTATTAGAAGATGAGCTCTAAAATTGAAAATGAAAAAGTATCTCCAAAACAAGTTGGAGATGCGATTAAAAAGGCATCTGCTAAAACAAACGCAGATGTCTTTATTTATGTTGGTCCAACTACCAAGCAATTAACGCAATATGCGACTTTTATTGGTGGTTTACCTGCTCACATGAAAGATCATTTAGATAAATGCAAGGTATTAGAAAAGCTATTCATTCCTACAAAAGAATTTGAAAGCTTTGAAACGCAACTTTCAGACGCTAATTCAGTGGAAAGTATGCTGTTTAAAAAAGCAAAAGACTATTTTCAAAGTGAGGTGAAATAATTATGGCATTTCGACATGGTTCCCGCGTAACGGAGGCACCTACTTCTTTAATGACACCTGTTGTCGCTACTGCAGCATTGCCTGTTGTTTTTGGTACAGCACCAATTAACCTAGCGAAAACACCACAAACCAATCAAATTGTTGTAGCTTATTCATTCGGTGAGGCACAAGCTGCTTTGGGTTATTCGGATGATTGGAAAGACTATACACTATGTGAAGCAATGGATGCAGCATTCCGTTTATTTAACGTAGCACCAGTTATTTTTGTGAATGTGTTAGATCCAGAAAAACATAACGAAACAGTCAAAGTAGAGGTACCAGTTGAAAATAAGAAAGCTGTTATCAATACAAAAGGCATTCTATTGGATACCTTAAAAGTGAAAAAAAGCGAAACAGATGAAACGGCATTAAATCTTGATAATGATTATGTTGTTTCTTTTGATGATGATGGCCAAGTGGTCATTGTGCCATTAATTACAGCGACAAAATTATATGTTGAATGTACACGTATTGCTCCTGAGAAGGTAACAGCTAATGATATTATTGGCGGTTCAGATGTAAACACAGGCAAGGTTAAAGGTTTGGAATTGATCAATAGTGTATTCCCTAAAACAGGGATGGTGCCAGGTCTATTGGTTGCTCCTAAATACTCAAAAGATCCAATGGTTGCAGCGGTGATGAAGGCAAAAGCATCTGTTGTAAATACTTATTTCCGAGCTGTATCGTTATCAGATATTGATACAGCAGCAACAGCAGCAGATGTCTATACAAAAGTAATTGAGTGGAAAAATCAAAATAACTATACAGGCAATAATGAATTTCCTGGATGGCCCTTACTAGGATTAGGGGAGAAAGTCTATCACTTCTCTACTCAATTTGCTTTTGATATAGCTAAAACGGCATCTGAAAATGGTGATTATCCGCATGTTAGCCCATCTAATAAGCCTTTACAAATGACAAAATTGTTGAATGAGGCTGGCGATGAAATTGATTTGGGACCAGATCAGGCAGAATTACTAAACTCGCAAGGTATTACAACAGCTCTAAATTTTATGGGTGGTTGGAAGTGCTGGGGGAATAGAACAGGTGCTTATCCTGGCAGTACAGATGTAAAGGATATTTTCATCCCTGTGCGCCTTACACATAATTGGATTGCTAATACAATCATTTTAACAACATGGAGCAAGGTAGATGCACCGATTACACGTCGTTTAATTGATAGTATTCTCGATACCATGAATATGTGGTTCAATGGCTTGGAATCGCGTGGTGTTATTTTGGGTGGTCGTGTTGTTTTCAAAAAAGAAAACAATCCGACACCTGATTTAATTAATGGGAAAATTCGTTTTAACTACTACGTTGCAGAACCTACACCAGCTGAAGATATTGAAAACATACTAGAATTTGATCCAACGTATTACAACAATTTATTTGAATAACAGGGGGAATCTAGAATGAGTATCATTCCAGAAAAATTGAATGACTTTCGGGTGTTCCTAAGTGGGAAACCTGATTTAAAGGGAGTTGCAGACTTGCAGCTCCCTTCTTTAGAGGCTTTGACTGAAACAGTAAATGGAGCTGGTGTGGCGGGTGAATATGAATCGCCAGCATATGGCCATTTTCAAAGTATGAAATTTACAATCAATTGGCGTGTAACAAGTGATGAGTTGTTAGATTTCTATAAACCTGAAGCTATTACAGTTGATTGTCGTTTAGCCAATCAAGAATATGACGCAGTGAAAGGTAAACACCATTTCAAGCCGAATCGAGTGGTAGTCCATGGTTTGGTGACAAAAAATGATTTAGGGAAAGTTCAAAAGGGATCACCATACGAAAGCTCTACTGAGATAGAAGTACTTTATTTAAAACTAGAACGTGAAGGAACAATCTTACTTGAGATAGACAAAATCAACTATATCTACAAGGTTGATGATGTGGATTATACAGCGCGTCTACGCGAAGCATTAGGGATGTTCTAAATAAAAGGAGGAGCAAATAATGAAAATTGAAGAACAAAACGAACATGTATTACCAGAAGTACAAGAGGCTGTAACAAATCAAAAGGAGACTAATCCAAAAGTAGCCAATCCAAATAGAATCATATTACCAATAAAAAAACCAATTGAAATAAATGGTGAAAAAGTGAATGAACTAATATTAGATTTCACAGAGCTCACAGGGAAAGACATTTTGGATATTGATGCAGAGTTACGAATGGAGAATCGCCCTGGTGGTTTTGACAGCATTTATAACCAGGATGCCATGTTGAAATTGGCTGCGCGTGGAATCGGTTGTATTCCACCAGAGTTAGAAAAATTGCATGGTGCAGATTTCTTTGAATTGTTGTTACAAGTACGATCTTTTTTCATCCAGTGGTAGGCGACCAGGGCGGAGCTAAGGAATTTAGAAAATCCTTTTTAGTCTTGTCTGGGAACCACCATACAAGTATTGAGTTTTGGCAGTCTTTAAGTTTGATTGAATTAAGGGCTTGGAGTGAAGCTGCTACTGAGGAGGTAGAAAACAATGGCTAGAAAAGCATTGGAAATGACTATCGAAATCGGTGGACGTGTAGCAGGAACGTTAGGAAATGCATTTAGAAGAGCTACAGGTGATATTGATGATTTGCGTAATCGATCACGTGCAGCACAACGCGAACTTAATCGACTAGGAAACGAATTCCGACAAGGGCGTATTACACAAACGCAATATGCCCAAGCAACAGGTCGTATTACAAGGGAAATGCAACAACTAGAAGGTGCTCAAAGACGTATTAAAGCAATAAGTGGTACTCTTCAAAGTGGTTTCAATACTGGAAAAGTTGTTGCGGGGATGGCTGCTATTGGGACTGCTACAGCAGTAGCAGCAACAGCTATGTCCTCACTTAATACAGCGTCAGATTTCCAAGCACAAATGGCCAAGGTTGGGGCTAAAACAGAAGCAACTAAAGAAGAAATGAAAGCCTTAAATCAAGAGGCTTTACGGTTAGGAGCGAGTTCTAGCTTATCTGCTTCACAAGTAGCACTTGCAATGGACGAACTTGGTGCAAAAGGTTTTGACGCAACTAAAATTATTTCTGCAATGCCAGGATTAATTGCTGCTACAGAGGCATCAGGGGAAGATTTAGCGTTAGTTTCAAACGTTGTAACTTCAGCTATTAATGCCTATGGTATGGAGGCGACAGAAGCAACCCGCGTTGCTGATGTCATGGCCATGAGTGCTAATAAAACGGCAGCAGGTGTAGGCGACTTAGGATATGCATTTAAGTATGCAGCTCCAGTTACTAACACGCTAGGAATTAAACTTGAAGAATTAGCGGCTGCAACAGGTTTGTTAGTTGACAAAGGACTTGCAGGTGAACAAGCCGGAACAGCGTTGCGTATGTCTTTAATTCGTTTATCAAAACCTCCAGCTGAGGCTGAGGCAGCTTTAAAAGAATTGAATATCACAGCAACCAATTCACAAGGCAAATTTAAAAGCCTAGCCACTCTTGCGAAAGATTGGGAAAAGGCCACAGCAAAGCTTACTGAGACACAAAAAGTACAGTATGCAGCAACAATATTTGGTGTAGAAGCATCCACAGCTATGTTAAGTCTATTTGGATCAGGTCCAGAAAAAATAGATGAAATGACAAAGGCTTTAGAAAATAGTGGTGGTGCAGCCGCAAAAGCAGCAGCAGTCATGAAAGATAACTATGCAGGTGCAAAAGAGCAAATGTTTGGAGCTCTTGAATCTGCCCAAATTGCATTAGCAACACCATCTTTAGATGTGTTAAAAGATACAATGCAAGGTCTAACAGGAATGATTGAGGATGGCATGCCAGCAATTGAAGCTGCAGGTCAAAAAATAGCGAATGGTTTACGTGATATTTTGGAGCCCTTTGCTACAGTAAAGCCAGAGTTAACACCAGAAGTTCGCCATGATCCAGAAGCTTTTAAAGCGTATGAAAAAGAACTAGCGAAATTCAATCATTTTAATGGGATGGATTTTGGCGATAAAGTAATTTACATGTTGGATACTGCTACTGACAAAATGGAAACATGGTTAGGTGGTAGTGGTGGCGATGCAATGGGCCGTATCTTTTCTAAATTAGGTGAAATTGCGTTTGAAGCTTGGCTTGGTGCATTTACAGGTTCATTGAAAGCAGCCGGTAGTAATTTAATGGATGGTAATGTAGGTGGAGCCGTTGGCATGGGCGCGGCTGCTTGGATGTTAGGTGGAGGCGCAATGGTAAAAGGCGTTGTTGGTGCAGGTCGTTGGGCTGTAGGTAAAATTGGTGGAAGATCCACTGCATCTGCAATGCCAGCGCCAATAGCATCAGCACCAACCACGTCTGCAGGACCGGCACCTATGATTGGCCCATCAAGAACCGGCACAATTACACCAAGGGTACCAACAGCAACTACATCTGCAGGGCCGGCACCAATGGTTGGGCCGTCAAGAACTGGCGCAATCACGCCGAGGGTACC